GGGGGGGTAAAAAAATAAATAAGTCTTATTTTTATTTTTATGGCCCAAATTATACAGTTCCAAAAATTACAGATTCAAATATTGAACCCTTACGCACGGCTAATTACTTATTTGGGGTTTCATTTGATTATCCTTTAGATTATGATGATCAAGAACAATATTTTAAAATAACTGTAAATTTAACATTTACTTATTTGGGAGTTGATACTCCACTACCTGTAAACTATACTGTATCTGTGAGAACAATAGAAGATACAGGTATTGGTTTCGATCATAAGAATTTTGCTATACCTGTAAACTTATCGTTTCTAATATCTTCATTAGAACGTATGACGTTTAATTCTGCAACTATTGAAATATGTAACCCTAATCCAAAATACGATTATATAGCTCCCACAGGGTTTTCTACATCAGGAGAATATATTGCAGTAAACACTAATCTTTATATGGATAATAGTCAGTTTGGAAGTTATCAAGGAATGTTTAAAGCAGATTTATATAATTCAAGTGCAGGAATATTAGTAGTAAACAATCCTATGACTTTAGAATTTAGTGCAAATAGCAATCCATATATAAGTAAACTACAAACTAATTGAGCTAAACGTGCAGATTTAGTTTCTAGTATGACAAGACCTCAACTTGATTTAAGATGTGTAGATAAAGATGGAATGGCTTCTAATATGTATATGGGAGTAAGTTATGCAGTACTTTCTTATTATTTTGCAGGGGAAATAGATACTATACTTAGTGCAGTTGAACAGATAAGAATACCTATTATAACTGGACAAACTGCAGTAAATGGAGATTCAAATTATATAGACGAAAGTCTGGTAGGAGATTATCTCATATATAATATTAACACATACCTTCAATAATGATAAATAATTTAGAGATATTAAAACCTATTCTTCACTTTGAAAAAGATTATTATGTAAGAGTAATAATTCTTTCAAGATTGAAAGATGGTCATTCTACTCAAAAAAGAATCTGTAAAGATTTATTTTTTGGTTCATTTGAATCATTAAAAGAAACTATGCCAGATATAATCAAAGTTGCAGAAGAATACTACGCTAGAGTATATATTGATACTGTTTCAAAAAGATTGTCCTCTGGATTTTTATCTCAGATAGAGTGAGAGCGGTTTAAAGTTTTTGGAATTAAACCTCAGCTAAAAGATATTATTATAAATGAAGATTTTTATGGTTTATATGATGCTGATGAATATTCTGAGAATGCAAACAAAATAGTGGCCTCTATATCTAAAGAACTTAACTTTACTCCTTTAATTATAAAATCTTCAAATAAAGGAGAGCATTGATTATATAAAATTTCAGAGCTTTATACAATGTTAGATAAAATTGAAGATAATTATATTAGAAATAAGATTTTTATAGGACATGCATGAGCATGCTTATATAATCCATGTACTAATTAATATGCAAGCAAATAAATATTTTCAAGTAAAAGAATTAGTATCATCTAAAATATATAATCAATATGGTGATGATGCTATAAAATTTCTAGATCCAAAAGCTCTTGAAGCTTTAGAGAATGTTAGAGAAATTCTAAATGTTCCTCTTATATGCAATAATTGATATGCAGGAGGATCTAGAAATTATAGTGGTTATAGAGAACCTGGATGTGGAGTTGGTACTCCTACAGGCTATCATTATAAAGGTCAAGCGTTTGATTTAATATCAACTAAATTAACTGCTAAAGAGATGAGAGAAATTCTCGAAAATAATCAAGATAAACTTAGATATCCTATACGAGTAGAAAAATGAGACAATAAAGGTGAAATCTCTTGATTACACATTGATATTTCTCCAAATACACATGGGAAAAAACTATACTTTTTTAAAGCATAACATATGAAATGATATATTAAACTATTAAGATGGATCTGGGAGTTCCCACAGTGTCTCCTAGGTCTCATCTTAACCAAACTCTATAATGTAGAGTATAAAGAAACATACAAACAAATTCCAATTTATGCTGGCGACTTTCCTGGAGGTATTTCATTAGGATTATATATTCTAATGGGTGAATCTGCTAGAAAATATAATAGAAACAGCATTAAAGATCATGAATGAGGCCACACAAGACAGAGTATTAGATGAGGATGGCTTTATTTACCTGGCCCTGGTTTATGCAGTATTTGCTGAGTAGGTCTTAGAAGAATTAGTGCTAAACTTAGAGCTAAAAGTTATTATTCAGTTTGGCCAGAAAATCAAGCTGATAAGTTTGGAGGAGTTCCTAAACGGTAATAACTATGAATGATTTATTAGAAAATGCAAAAAGGAATTCCAAGATAACACTCGAAGAATTCTTTTTTGAGTTTTATAGTAAAATTCTTGAATTTGAACAAGAAACAAAAATAAAAGAAAATGAAAACATTTATATCACAAAATTAAATTAGCACCATTTCCTGAAAGTATAGTGTTAGTAGCTACCTGCACGTATCATGAGGGTAATGATGAGTTCCATGCCATATTACAATTAGCAAAACCTACAGATTTAGATTCTTCAGGAAATTATAATACATTAACTGCAGTTGCAGCACCTTATAATGTTAATGTTATAGAAGAGATTCAAAGAAGTTGAGGCATTTTTGGATATCCGATTACTTTTAATATAACAGAATTTCCTGATTCTGAATTTAGAAATTTTCTTTTTACAGGAGACTCTGTTATACAAGAATTAGATACTCCTGTAGATTTATTTAATGGCATTAATGGCCTTAGTGGAAATCCAAAGAATTCTTCTTTAGCAGCATTTGCATCACTTACTTTTATGCAGGGAAATAAATATTCAGAAGAATGTGTTATAATGCCTGCAGATTGGGATCAATGAATAGGTGAGTCTGACCTAATGATAAGAGCAGGTTCTTCTACATGTCATTTTGTAATTAGTGATGCAAGTTCTTACACATGTATACAGAACCTTATAAATTATTCAAATGAAGGATTCTTTATGATATTTACAGAATCAGAAGATCTTGGAAATAATACTAAACTATTTGCACGAGATATAGCTACTCTTAATGATACTACAGTATATTCTGTTGGTGCTACATTTATTGCAACAAAGAAATTTACATGTACAAGATGTGGATATGTAGCTCAAGGTGCTGTAGCTCCAGCGTCATGTCCTGTATGTAAAGGGACGGATTTTGTAACAACGTAATATGAATAAATTATTTATATCCCAAAATAGGGGGGAACTTATTTCAATATAAATCTATAGAGGTATATGTAAATGATTTTGGAGCCCAAAGAACTGAAGGAAGTAAACGTAGAGATTAATTTCGAAGTATTTAGTGTAGAAATGAGAACTTAAAACAAAAGGAACCCAATTGGGTTCCTTTTTTATTATATTTTATATTTTCCTCTAAATGGAACAGGTTCTAAGGTTCCAATATTTGCTAGACCTATAAATTGTCCATTTAATTGTATCTGGGCTGTTCATGCAGAAGTACTACTTGGAAATTCATATCTAAGATTATACCCTAAATATTCGTCTTTAAAAGTCATAGATTCAACTGCTTGGTTATATATATTACTTCTAGGATCAAAGAAGAACATTAAAGTTTTACCATCTGTAGATAACATCGTAAGAGCACTTACAATATCTCCATCAGTAGTTGTTAAAGTTAATGTAACTTTAGTTTTACTTATAAAATTATTTCAGAAATTAGTTTTAACCTCGTTTCAACTTAAAAGTTTATCTGGTGTAGAATTATATAAGTAAGCATCATCAAAATTCATACAAACAAATCCAGAATAAAGATTCTGTCTATTTAATATATTAGAAGACTCTTTTGGAGTAATATACATATTTAATGGAGCTGTACTAAAAAATGTTCCAGTTTGTTCTCTTACTATATTTTCTCCAGCTTGTAATGTTACAGTTTTTATAGTAGTTGCATTTTCAGTTCCATAAGTTAGTTTACAGGTTGTTGATTCGGTAACACCTAGACTAGAATTAAGGTTGAAATTAACATATGTACTAACTGGCGTATTAATAGAATTATAAGTTAAATAGAATACATTGATAGGAAGTCGATTAATTGTAATAGTTAGATTTTTTCTAATAACTCCAGCATCCGTTAAAACATTAAAATTAATATGTGGATCAGATGCAGTGCCTGCTTCAATATAAGCATAATTTGTAATATCTGTTCCATCCATATATACAGAAGATTGAATAAAACTCTTATAATCATCATTATAATCAGGATTCATCCACTTTAATTGAAGACCTCAAATAGAAGTTAATATATTTTTTGGAACTTCAATTGTAAAATTCGTTATTAACTCATTATTTCATCTCTTTAAAAGGTGCTCCACATTAGTTTCCTCAACGTATACTAATTCTGATACTCCTTTACTAAAAAGAGTTGCTCCTATTACATAACTTATAGTAGTACTCTCCCCCCCCCCAGTGATATTTTGTGATATAAACTGTTTAATCATCTTCTTTATAATATTTTCCACTAATTATAAAGGATACTAAACTCAGCAATGCATATAAAGGCACTGCTGAGTTTAGCGTACTTAAAAAGAATAATGTCATAAACATTAATCCTAATATGTAGAATATTTTATATATTTTCATTACTTATCTTTGAAATATTTATCATAAACATTCTTTGCATACCAGCCACAACCTACACCTACAGCTAAACTTACAACTGCAAGTAAAAGACTTCCAAAGCTCATAGCTGATACAATGCCACAACCTGCTAATACTAAAGCAATTACGATTGCAGCAATAATTAATTTTGTTTTTCAAGTCATTGTTTTCATAATTATTTATATGTTAAGTTACTATAAGTTGTTCCATTTCCAGAAACAATATAGTTTTGTTGTTCTTTATATAATGGTAATACTCCATCTTTCCAGCAAATAAAAGCATAAGCCTCATCATAACTAGGATGGTCTTTCATTTTATCTTCAAATTCTTCTGGAGAACGTTCTTTTGTAATTAAAACATAATAGTCTCCTAAGTCGAAATTTAATTCACTTCCATTACCTGTAATTTTTCTTAATGCAAACATGTATTTATATATTTATTAATTTAAAAGTTTATTTTAAGTATATTACAAATACTCAAGTATAAACATCATCTGGTATATCAATTATGATGTCACAAATTGTGACATCATCTATCTCTTCATGTTCTTCTTTTATTAGTTCCATAATTCCAATTACTTCCTTCATAGGACTAATAATAGAGTTTTCTATTCCCTTTGATCCGTTCTGTAAAACTGCATAGTACACATTTGAACCTTTAATAAAAGATACAGCTTTATTAGTGTAAAGTCCATATCCTTCTAATTCAATCTTTAGTGTATCAGGATCTTGCAATTCTGTTACTACTTTGTTATATATTTTATTGTCCATATGTTAATATTTTTTATAATATGGAGAAGATTCTCAATCTCTAGGTCCAACCTCTGCATCTTTTATTAAAGTTCTACCAAGTTTGTCAACTCGCTCTGGAAATCAATCATATTCTCCTAATGCCATTGCTCTTCTTCCTGAAGATCTTACTCCAGTTCAATTATCTTTTGAAGCATCGTGATTCATTTCTTTTATTAAAAGATTTGGATCAGTAACTCCATCAAGTAGCATTTTTCTTAACTTTGGGCTTCGTTTTTCAGAAAATTCAGTAATTCCATGGGTATTGTAGGATAACTCTGTTAGTGCTAACTGTATATTGGGATCTAAATTTTTAAAAGTGGGAAACTCCTTATTTAAGGCATCTCAATGTTTTTGCAGTTCACTTTCTAATAATTTTAAACCTTCAGATTGAGATATACCTGTTTCTCTATATTTATTGATTATATTTTTATCTGCAAATCCAAATCCAATTAATTCCTGATTATTTAAGTAATAAGGAAATTCTTTAAATCCTTCAAATCCTGATGTAAACTTAGTTGCTAAATCTTTAATAGTAGGAATGTATTTTTGTTTAGAAGGAATTTCGATTAATGGAGACTTTCAATTAGGGTCAAATGGTTTAAATTGCATTTGTTCTGGCAATACATTTCAAGGTTCTTGGTACTTAGGTATTTTTAATCCCAACTGAGCATATAATGTAGTATCTTTCTTTTTAGTAGGCGCTTGAGCTACATTATTAAATAAATAAAGTAAGAAATCATCACTATATCTATTCAATAAATTATATGTATTCTCTTTATTATAATGTGGAGTAACTGTAGACTCTTCAGGTACAATTTTATATTCGGGATTAAATGGTTCTGATTGAATTATCTTTCCATCTTTATCAAATTGTGATACTGAGAAACTACCTTTACCTTCTGAATTTTTAAATCTATTTGTAAGAGTATAATGATCTAAATGTTCCTTCTTAATATTTTGTATTTCTTCTTTAGTAAATTTATGATTAGGATCTGCATTAATACTATATCTTAACTGCATTAATCTAGCATAAATTTCTTGAGGATTATCTAAATATTCATCAGGAACGATTGTTTTATTATCATAGACAGTATCTCCAAAATTATCTTGATACTTCTTAATTACTTTCTCTTGTGCATCAGGTAAACTACTATGAGTTCATTCATGAATTGCAGTACTAGTTGATCCATCTGTTAAAAATATTCTTCTACCAAACGGATAATAAACTCCTGAAGCATTATCAGGGACTTTACTCGGATTTATCTTTGCTCTAGTAAGATCTAAATTTCTTTTAAGTGCATTAAATACTAAAGATTCAGTTACAGGGAGAGGAATTGGTAGAACTTGTTTAACATTTTGTTTTACTAAACCTTTACGTGATTTATATCAATCTTCAAGCCACTGTTTTCCTTCTTGAATTCCTCCTTGTTGAAATTTTAATACTCCTCCATGTTTAGCAGAAGCTATAACTTGATTTAAAATATTTGCATATCTTGGATCTGTAGCATATCCTCCTCTATGAACTCTATTTGCAAATTCTTTTATATCTCCAGAGAATGCGTTATAACGTTTATTATTTAATAGATCAATTTTAAAGTTTGCATAATCTTCAAGTGATTTGAAATTTCTAAATTGATCATTTATATAAACATCCTTACCATTAATAACTTCTCTAGTTCGTTTAGTTGTTCCCTTTCCTTTAATACCTCCAAAATTATATGATCCTGCAGGTTTAGAACCTCAAGCTGATTCTAATCCGTCTTGTGCTACTAATGATTTAGCAAATGCAGGATTTAAACCTTTTGATTTTAATAATCTTTCATAAATAGGAAGCATTGTATCTTTGAAATCCTTTTTAGAATTGAATTTATGAACTGTAGTTTCTTGAACTATTGGTTCTGGATTTCTTATCTCTTCTACTTGAGATTGTACTTCTGTCTCTGTATCATCTTCCAAAGGTTGAGAATATCTGGGTTTATATACAGGTATTTCAAGATTTGGAATTTGAATATTAATATCTCCTAAAGCACTATCTCGTATGAATGGTCTGTATGTGATATCGTTCATAATAATTGTTTTATATTATTTTGCAAATATATACATTATTTTTATAAATCACAAATTACAGCACCTATTTCTGGATCTAATTTACAACGATTTGGATTCTCTAATTCAGAAATTCTAGATGTTAAATTATCTACTTTATTTTCTAATTCAGAAACTTTAGATAATAAATAACTTGTTACGCTTTCTAAAGCTGCGATTCTTTGTTCTAATTCATTTTTTAGATTAGTTACTGTAGTACCTACTGAGTTTGCCATAGCACTCGCTACCCCTATAGTACTTGCCATACCTATATATGGATTAGGTGTTGTATTAATTATACTTCCAGGAAATGAAATAGTACCCGACAAATCTGCTGTAGTCTTATCTGTTATAGTCATATTTGTTGTGTTCATATTATGCAAAATTAAAATCAGAATTAGTATTTAATCTACTTAAAAGTTTTTCATTTTCTTGTTTTAATTTCATAATTTCCTTACGTAGATTTTTAATATCTTCTGAATGTTTTTCAATCTGTTCTGAATGTTGATCTACTTTTTGATTTACAAATAAGATTGCTTGACATACTAAAGATAAATCAATAAGTTTAGCAGATTTACGTAATCCTGATATTTTATCTAAAGCAGATGTTCTACTTGTAATTAAAATACCTTTATCTTCTAATTGTCTAAATACTCTAGTTAATACTTTAGTACTTATGTCCATTTTTGCTGCAAGTTCTTTATTAGTTTTAGTTGTAATAGCAAATTGTCCATCATTTGTACTAGTGTATTGTTGCATTGCTAATAGAACTCCTTTTTCTTCAGGAGTAGTATTCTCAGCATCCATAAACTCGTAAGTAAATCTTTCAAAATATCTTCCCGATTTTTGAATCTCATAAATATTACTCCTACCTTTTTTCTTTTCTAGAATTTTAATTTCACCTGCTGCATTTAGTTTTTTAATACTACTTTGCACTGTATTAATAGATACTCTTGCTAATTCTGCAAGAGTTCTTAGTGAAACAAAAGTTTGGAATGTATCTTTATCCATATTTTTTCTCATATAACCATAAATGAGATAATCAGTAGGATTCATTTTAATTTCTTTTGCAACCCCCAAATCATGAGGGACTTGAATGTGTTGTACTTTATTATCCATAAATTAATATTTTTAATATTACAAAGATATAACATTTATTTAATATTACCAAATATTTATACCAATATTTATTTAAAGTGTATAAGAATTTGATATAGTACATTCAATTTAAAAATAGCCCTGGGAGATACACTAAGGTGTCGTTTTTGATACACCTATTTTAAAAAAGTGTCCTGGGAGATACACTTATATGCCCTGGGAGATACCTATCTATATATGTTCTCGCTTCGCGGAGGCGCTCGAACAGATCTATATACCTGTTGGGTTGTTTAAACAACCCCCCCCATTGAGTTTAGAAAAAGAGATTTGTGTATGGATATCATGTATACATACGAATATTGTATATATTGTATACACATATGGATACTCTATTAAAACTCCCCCTGGGGGTTTCAGATGGAAAATCGAAATTTTTTCGAGTAAAATATTTCTGACAAAAGTTCTATTTTTAGAAACCAAAGCATCTGAACTGTCTATATGTTAAACTTTTTCATCTAATACCATTATGAAAAACATCGCACTTATCAAATCGATCGTCGCTACTTCCATTTCGTCGGCAAACCCTGCTGAGCTCACTGAGCACATAGCAGCTCTCATTCAGGCTCATCCTGAAGAGACTCGAGAGAACGCGCTTGCCATCCTCACTGGCACTGCAGAACTCACGGTTCGTCCTGTAGACCAGGTTGAACTGACCTGCAACAGCAGCAACTACACCAACCTCTCGTTCATGGGCGAGCCTACCGTAAATCTGCTCGAAGGAACGGTTCGTTGCTCTATCAACTACACACGAACCGAAACTCGCTGGTACAAGACCGAGGAAGACGCCAATGCTGGAAGGAACGGCAGCTACAACCATGACGACTATGTCATCGCGCGCGAGAAATCGTATGAAGACTCTACGAGTGTAACATTCGACATCCGCGAGTGGAACACTGGCAAGGTCGTGTGGAAACGCTAACCACCTCAATCTATCTCGGAGAAATCCGAGATAGATTTTTTTTCTTTTTACCAAAATATCTGAATATTATTTAGATAGCAATAGTGCTTCTCGGAAACTCATCAAACTATCAAACCATGGTACAGACTGTTTTTCACAACCTGCTCATCGAAGCAGAATCTATGTCGGATGTTCACAATTGTGGCACTGCTCGACCTCGTTACACTTATCAGGAGCCGCTCAAGCTGCAGAACGTCGACAAGGTCACGGAAGAAGACCGTGCACTCATGGATGTTGCTCGCGATATGTGGGCAGGTGTAATCAAGAAAGGGCTTTGAGCCCTTTCTTTAATAGCTTTTGCTATGGATGACAGAACCCAACGTGTTGCAGATGAAATAGCTTCAATAGAAGCTATTTCTCACAACACTGTAAAAGCTTTATCGACTGTTACTACTCCGCTCAATGTAATTGTTGAGATGTACATTGCAGGACTCGAAGCTAAGCTACAAGCACTTCGAGCACTGGTTAAATAACAAAAGCTACTGAAAGGTAGCGAATCACTAACTAATCACTCATCTTTAACTCATCACGTTTATGAAACAATTAAAAGGCGCCAAGAGGGCCGAAATGCTGCAGGATGCAGCCAACAGGGGATTCGATGACGTAACTGTCGAGATCTTGAAGTCGAAGACTATTTTTACCCAGAACTTGCTGTTGAAGGGTGATACGGTCGAGTTTGAGGACTTCGATATCCAGCTCATCAAGCAGGGGAAGGAATTTAAGACCGTCAACAAAGACGGTGAGGAGATTACCGTTCGGGGTCTCATGATCCTTTGCTGCATCAACGGAGTGTGGCGCTGGTTCCCGCTCAGCACGTTTCAGCGCGGTTGTCAGATCGCACCTGAAGGTCGCACGGACTACATGGAGGCCATTCACGAGAAACACGACCTCAATCTGCGCATACTCACCTGCGGTGATGCGTTGGAGGTCACCCAACTCCTCGCAGGCAAGCGGCTCAAAGTCACGGAGAACCAGTCCTTTAAGTTCCAGCGGTTCAACAAGGACCGTAAGAAGCTGGAGGGAGAGTTTGACCTCAAACCAGTCTCGTTATTCGAGGAACTGGCATAATAACTGGAGAGTGGGGAGCAATCCCTGCTCTCCTTCTTTTTTCCATCAACCAAAGCCACCAACAGGTACCAAAGCTCCCGACAAGTTCGTAGTACATCACAAGTATAAAATAAACGTGATTGTAGTACATAGAAGTTTAATTTAATTTATTTATAAAAGATGAAGATTTCTGAAGTAAAAAATCTGCCGAAGATTGCAGCTCCTGGTGGGCGTGTAGTAGCAGAAGTGTCTCCTGAATTCCTGAAGGAGAAGGGTGTAGGTGTAGTAACCTACGGTATCGCACCGAACGAAGTTGTCGAATTCCCTGATACGGAAGCTGATATTCAGCTTTTCACTCGTACTGTTCGTCCGAACAGTGATGCAGTTGAAACACTGCTCGTAGTGAAACGAAACGGTCAGGACGGCTATTTCTCGGTCGCAGCACTTCGTCGCATGGACTATCAGGGCAACTTCGTCGGTCCTGTATGTAAGGATCTGCAGAAGGCAGAGAATGACTACGATCGTGTAGTCAAGACGTGTGGCAAGAAGCTGACGTGCAAGGAGATGACGAAGATCAAGGTTCGTAAGTTCAACAACGGTGTCGCAACCGATGAACTGACCGAGCGCGAAGTACCCGTCCTCGAGTATGCGTAACGGCCAAATTACAGTTAAGGGGTCGTGAGTACGGCCTCTTAACTGTTTAGAAACTAATATGGGTAGAATATATATAGCTAACGCAGATAGCTGATATAGTAATCCAGAAAGTTTCTGAGTCCTTGAAAAAGGACGATATGACATGTGGTACGTAGTACGATGTGTTCATTGTCTATAAGTCTTTGATCGGACTTATAGGCCCTAGTGATGATTTGATGAGTTTAGATGATTAGTGACCGTGGGAAGAGAAGTGATGAGCTCTTCCCACATTTTTATTAAAGATTATGGATGCAATTAAAGTAATACTCGGTATAATCTTTGGCTTGATTATGCTTGGATGGATTGCTACAGTAATAGTCATGGCTTGTGGTCCTTGGGTAGCTGTAGTAATTGCCGCGATCGCTTTAACTATATATCTTAACCGAGATTAACTGCGATTGCATAGTAATAATAGTTCTTTGACATATTGACATGACAAAATGACAGAAACACCTGACAAAATGTCATGTTGTGACTGAAGTAGAGGGTGAAGTGATCGGTGTAAGTCGTTGATTATCACCCTTTTATTCATCCTCTACTCTTTTTAAAACTGTCAATTTGTCAGACCAACTTCCTTCATGTAAAATATCTATTATTCTCACATTCAGAAAGTTACTCTTCAATAATAATAATTTCAATTACTATTTTGAAGTTTAAACAATCGCTTTTGGTAATATTAGTTATTTTATAATTTGACAATTCAAAGTTTCAAACTTTAAACATACATAAACTCGAAATCCTGCTGATGATTACCAGAAATTAATGTCTGGATTCACTATAATTAGTTTATCTAATATAAGTGGGCTTAAACGAGTATAAACAAGAGCCGAAATTAGCTTTGCGCACTCGTCGAAAAGCGCAAGAGAGTGAAGTATAGTAGCTCTCTTTTTTAGACCATTTAGGATTTACAATATAAATCCAAAATCCTAGTACTTGAGGCTAACAACTAGTATTAGGTTAACATTATACCCACAACAGCGGTAGAGGAAGTTGTGCTATCAGTTTAAGAGGAGACTACCATTACAAATTGAGAGTCTGATGTATAATGTTATTGATGTTTTTCATTTTGATGAATTTACTTAGCATGACGATGCTAAGTCGCGTGTTCTCTTGATATCGGAGGAAGTAATGATATCTAGCAGCTATGCTATCTTAACGTGGGAAAAAATAGTCTATCGTTGTAGATTTAATAGTAAAATACATAATCTAACAAAGGCAGAAAAATGCAAAAAGTGCTACAGTCTTGTGAAGAGTCGAAGATAATTCGAGAAAGCTAGTCAAGACAGTTGCCGAGATGGCGGAATTAGGTAGACGCCCAAGACTTAAAATCTTGTGTTCCGAATGGGGCGTACGGGTTCGACTCCCGTTCTCGGTACAAAAATCCTATGAGTTCTGCAGAGCTTACATAGGTCACATATGTGCCTCATCAGCCTTATGTATGAGATAATAAGAGTGATTCTCAAACTTGATTAGGAAATAGTTTTTAATTAGCGATTCTAAGTTATCTAGTGCGTAATAGGATTATATGGATCTTTTTAATAAAAGTCTAACAAAATTTTAATTTTGAATAATATGCTTTGTAAGAATAATATTTTTAAGCTTTTTGTTCAAGAATTTATTTTATTCTTGTATACTAAAGATTCTGAAGAATTTTGTAAAAGACTTTGTGAAAAACATAATTTTCAGAAAGAAGAATTTGAGGAGTATTTTAAAATAGTCCAAGAAAAATTCAATGAAATACCTAGTGATCAAGAAATTGCATCTCAAGAATGCAAACAGTCTCAAATAAAAAATCAAGTTATTGAAACACTTGAAAAAGTTATTTTAGACATTAAAACTCTTAAATAAAGTTTAACAATATCTAAAATTGTAATTATGTTCATTTCTAAGAAAACTATACGAAAAAAGGATTTCGCATGTCTCAAAGCAGAGAAGCCGAACTATAAGGCTTTTCGCGCACCGAAAGAAAATGCGAGACACAAGTTTCAGACGCTTTTCAAAACTCCTCGTGGCTGGTTTCTCAGCATGATGCAAGACAAAAAGCGTGTGATCGGCGAAATCTCTGTTCCTGCAGCTCAGGAATGGCTCGACGAGTGTCATTTCAAATACGAAACTGGCTGGTAAGCCACCTCCTTTCTTTGTAGTTAATGAATTCATAGCGAGAACCTTTGGGGCTATCTTGCCGTGACTGAACCATTAACAACGAGCAACCCTGGCACAACTCGTAAACGCCAGGAACAGTCTATCTACACATAAGGTCTAAGGACTAATTTGTGAATATAAATCCTCCTCCCCAAGTTGAATTTTATTCCAAATTGGATAGTTAATAGAGATGTCTGCGTGAGCAGGATTGGTAACACCCTCTATTGTTAAAACTGTTTCTTTTTGACATTTTTTATCTAAACATATAAATCTAGATTATGAAATTCGCAGTAGGCTAGCTTTAATGCTTAAAAGTTCTTAGTTTAATTTTACTTCCTTTGATTTAATTCGAGTGAACAATTGCAGAAGTAACTCACCTGCACTAACAAGCTAGAATATGAAAGCAAGAGACGGTCCGAATATGTAGGATTTATTTTTTATTCATCATAATTTATTTGGAGAGATTAAACATAAAAATGCCTAAAAAATTAGGTGTGTTGAATAGGAAGGCACTTGTCCTATTGCACGCAAGTTAATTACGGTTATTTCTACATATGCTAGCAACATTGATTTAACCCAATTAATATTGCCTATATAAGAGATGCGGAAGACTGTTAAATGTCGAACTACCAAGCGGTTTAACAGGGATAGAGGCTCTATGGTAACATAGAGAATTTGCTGGATAGCGTAGGTTCACATGCGTAAGTGTGGAGCAAAGGAAAATGGCAGAATTACCAAACTTCTTTTCAATAGGGACGAAATTTATCTATAGACAATAACCAGTTAGCTCGTAATGTCTGCCTTTCAGATTAGCTAGTCTAGAAAGTTGAGTGAGTCATATAGACAAGAAAAGAAGAAAACCCTCGAGTTAGAGGTCATATAAGAATTATTATCTTACCTAGCTAGTAAGATTGATCTGTAATGTTGACTGTAGTACGACAGATGATCGTAATCTTATATGTTGATTAGCCGTAACAGTAGTAATTGTAATTCTTTATTATTAAAGTTTTACATGCTGGGGAGAAGACAGAACTCTCTTTGGAATCTGTCATTTAGGTATAGCTTCTTTGATCGGAAGCTATACCACTAAGATATTTTATTCTCGAATCATATTAAAGGTGATTTCCGATTTTATAAATCGGATTCGCTCGGTTCGTCTAGTTGGTCTAGGACGCAAGATTTTCATTCTTGAAATCACGGGTTCGAATCCCGTACCGAGTACATAAAATTGAAATCTAAAATTGACTAAAAGAGTAATGGAAGTATATTTTGAAGGCACTATAGGTACCCGAAAATGGTTGCGAATTCGAAAGAATCGCATCTCTACACTTGAAGAACTTACTAAGTTAGTAATCAAACATGAACCTCGTGAATTAATTATTCACATCAATTCACTTGGAGGAAGCACATATCAAGCTTTAGCTATTTATTTCTATCTTCTCTCTCTTAGCATTCCTGTTACTACTTTTTGTCATGGTCAAGTAGCTTCTGCAGCAACTATTATCGCTCAAGCAGGAAAGAAACGATACATGGATAAAGATGCAGAAATCCTTATTCATACTCCTCGGATTAACACAAGTAATGCAATTACTTTTAGACTTTTAGGTATTATTAAAGAAGATCTTGCGTTTTCTAACAAAATACTTAAAACTATATTTAAGAGAAAATCAGCTTTAACTGAAAAACAAGTTGAAAGAGTTATGCGCTTACAAAATGAAGAAGGCATATGGTTAAATTACGAAACTGCACTTCAGTTTAAGTTGGTTGATGAACTTGAAGAATAATACGTATATTCCATAGTTAGTAGCTGGATCTTAGTGAGAGTGAGCTACCTCTCTGAGCTTAGCTAAGATCCATTTTTAGAAACCTGTGTTTGCATTCATTATATAACACACCTAGTTCCATATAACTTTTCAGTTGGCATTAGTTAGATGAAAACTACGATTTAATCCAGCGAGCGATAGTGTGGTTGCCATGACCTGGAGATTTTTAAAACCCTCTAAGTTTAACAATATCTAAAATTGTAATTATGTCTAAAGATCTTTTTTCGAGTCGTACTCCCTTTGAGAAGTGTTATCTCGTAGAAAACGTAAAACATCTTTCGTTCATTCCAGGGAATCGTACCCTGAGAACAGCTCACGTAAATCGAATCTTCAAAGCTTTTCTCGATGGAGAGTGGATGCCGCCTATCTATGTTTCTGCAGACGGTGAAGTTCTCGATGGTCAGAATCGTCTCGCAGCATTTCGTATGCTGAAAGAGAAGTATCCGCAGAACAAAACTGCAATTCGAGTGATTATTATCAACTCGGATGCATCTCCTCTGAATCTCGCAATCAAGTTCAATGCAGGACATGCAAACTGGGTAATCACTGACTACATGAAAGCTTATCTGGAAAAAGGTCTTCATGGCTATCAGCAGCTCCAGGATTTCACGAAAGCTTTCCCTGAGTTCGAATTCAAGGCAGCTATTCAACTGATCAAGGGTTCGCACTCTTCGAGAAAGTTCAACAACGGTCTCTTGGAGATCTCTAACGAAGAGTACATGGAAGCATGTAAGAAAGCTGCTGCTCTCATTCAGATCGCAGAAAAGTTGAACAATAAGATCGTCCTTCGACGAGACATTGTTCTCGCTTTCTATCATGTCTGGAACAAGATTCCTAATATTCAAACGTATCTCAAACGTATCGGTAATCTTCAGGTTCCGAGCGTTGAGAATCGTAAGGAGTGGGAACTTGCATATAGTGCTCTGTTGCGATAATTTCTGGTTTTTATTTGTTAATCGGCACGTTAATAGAGTTTACTCTATGCCTACTACCACTCGAAGGTGTGATTAACAAGGGTCGCCTAGCGTCCTTGTATGAACGTAGGTCGGTGATGGTCACTATCTCAGCCTCGCCATAACAACTTTAAGAAAATGAATAATTTAGGTAAAGCTATAGGATTAATTCTCTTCATGGGAATTATTCTGACTTCCTGTTTATTACTTGTTTCTAAACCTAAAGATCAAGTAGTAACTATTACAGAGTTTCCTCAGGATGGAGTAAAAGTATCTAAAGTAGCTCCTATTTCTGAGTTCGAACGTAATCAGATTACAATATCTGTAATGCATGAACTTGATTCACTCGATAATATTTATCGAGTAGAAGCAGGTATGCAAAAGATTCCTGCTGAAGTATTCGATAACTACTGTATTGAAGTAATGAATCACTACAAAGGTCAGATTCGAAGTATCTTTTATGATCCTTTGGAAAATCCTCGTATAAAAATCAGATGGGTTAATTAACTATGATTATTTCTTGTATTACAACAGCTTCTAATAAAGCTGTACTCATTAAAGGAATTCCTTTTCGTATTGTTCAAATTAAAGGCTTTGTTGTAAATACAAAGACAAATCAAGTTCTTCACATTTGCATTAACAGATTGTATGATTTGTTAATGACTTGTTGTTTATACGAAAAAGTCTTTACAGAATAATGTAGGAAGTTGTATCTATAATTAATAATAAATAAATTAACAGTATGAAGGGTGGAAAACCTGGACTGAATGTCCGTCGTAAAGGTGCTCTTGCTCGCCTGGAAGCTACATATGAAGCTTTCAAAAAAGCAGGTAAAGACAAGGAGAATCGGATTACGGGAAAGATTATTCCCTACGATCAGGAAATCGCACGCATGGAGCGTGAGATGGCAACACTCAAATCTCGAATCTATAACTAACAAGAAAGAAAATGTCAACGATTGGACAGGTAAGACGTATGCTTCGTATTCAGGCACTCGAAGCTGCAAAACGTGAGGATTATCGGACACGTACTCGTGTTCAGAAAATCTATATCAAGGATAAGATTACGAGGAATATCACTATAAAGGAGATTACTCATTTTCCTAAGAAGGAAGAGACTCCTGCAGAGGTAGAAACTCAGGTAACTGAATAAAATTACGTATACTTTCAGGCTTCAGTAAAAGATTTGGTGAATTTAGATGATTCCACTGCTGTACAGAATTTTTCTGTTAGGATAACATAAGGCAGCATAATTGATTCTAATACTTGCATCCTTGAGAGTTCGAACTGTATCAATGACCAAATAAGAGATACAGATTTTTAATAAAATGTAGGCTGCAACCTATTTGGGACGCTAACGGATATTATTATGATGTTGTTGCAGTAAAACATATAATAAGAAGGTTAGTGAAAAGATGTGAATAGCTCAGTTGGATAGAGCGGCAGGTTGTGCTGAGGGTCGCAGGTTCGAGTCCTGTTTCACATCCAAAATTAAAAATTAAAATTATGTTTTGGTTTATATATAAAATAACTCTCGTAGTTATTGTAATGATAATAATTGCAGTATACTTTAAAGATCGAGAACTTTTCAAGTCGCAAATTTTTAACTTATTTACGACAGGAGAATTTATTATCTTATTGACTCCCATTATCAATACACTTCTTATTATTTATAGTGTATATAGAGCCATTCAAATTACAACTAAAAATGGTAGGGAGTAAATATTGTGTAGAATATTATTTTTATAACGAGGATAATTTACCAGTTCAAAGTTTTGCTTTTGTCATTGCAACTTCTGATGAGGAAGCAATACAAAAAGCACAAAATTATTCTACAAGTAAAATAACAATTATATCTTGTACTAAATACGCTTAAGTATGGAAGATATTGAGACGAATGATATTGGGCAATCTTTAGTAGATGAGTTCATTGATGATAATGCTATTGAAGCTCAAGAAAAATAGCCTACGGACTTAAGAGGGTTAACATAATTTAAGTAATAGGATTAAACCGCAATTGAGTGGGAATTAAAGACAAGGATATCGCGAGAGTGGCGCACAATCCAGGAAATAGTCTGTATTTTACTTCTGGTGGGCATAGTTTCCATAAACCCAGATGAATAAGTTTCAGATTGCTTAAAGTGAATCGTTTCTAGAGTGTCGTAAACTCTAGTTTTTAAAGTCACATATATAACTTAGATATGTTGAACGATCTGATAAACACGATAGATCTGCCAATTTATTGTGTGAAACAGAGATGCCTTGGCAGAGGCTGCAACGGCTAGCAGATCATAAGAGATCCTAGTATCGGGCGGAGGGAAGTTGCATACGTAAGTACCTCTAACTTTTTAAATCCTTCTGATCTAACCTGGAGTTGATGAAGGTCGTAGTTGATGAAGGTCGTAATAGTATTTACTATGTTAAGGTGGTTGACTAAGAGACGAATGCAGTAAACGACTGGCCACACAAGGTCGGTAGAGTAGGGGCGGAGCCTATCATAGTCACAATGAAAAACGAAAAGATTAAGTTGTCGCAAGGAAACTTACACTTAGTAGTTTATAAGAGCAAACAGACGTCAGGCAATGTACAGATTAAATGATGTTTGGGAAAATAGAAACTATTAGTAGCTGTAACTACGAATGTTTGATGTAGCAGTCAATTGCATATGAGAGGTCATATGATTGATAGCCAAATGAATATCTGCTCTTATTGATTAAATATACCTGTACTGAAGTATCTAAGGTTGCACACGGATGATAATAGGTTGAAAAGAGTTGGTGCAATAAACTCGTAATTGGAATTTATCCAACTGGTATATTTAATCATTTTACCTATAATACTTTGATCGGTATTATAGGTTCTAGAAAATAATAGAGATAGGTGGCAAAGTCTGAAGATTCGAAAGAATATATGGCAACAGTACCTAGCTGTAGGGTTGTAACCATTGTGAGGTCACATTTTAGATGATCCAAACGTACAGTCTATCTCTTTTATTTTTTTAAGAAAATAATTATGGTAAAAATATGAAAAAGTTACTCATTGTACTCGCATTATGTGTATTTGCAGTATCTTGTTGTGAAGTAGACCACAACAATTCTCAGAAAAAAGAACCAGAAAAGATTACTGCAACTTCCTTTAAAGTTTATACACAAAGAGGAAGTCTTGTTTGTGAATACTATGAATTCATGTATCATGGGCATAAGTATATTACAAACTATGGAGAAAAATTTTTACTTCATTCTCCTGAGTGTTCTTGTCAGTATTAGTTTATGGAAAATAAAAGTTTACGAGCTCTTGCAATATTTATTATAATAGGTTTTGTCTTTATAGTAAATTTTGCTTTTTTTGGAGTTCAAGGTAGAATTACTGAAGACTGGACAGATAAGTTTACAAAAGAGATTAACCATCTTGAATATAAGGTAGATTCTTTAGAAAAGGTAGTTAATAGTAATCTTACACATCGTCGTGATACATTAATCATTGATGTACGCCCTCAAACAATCAAAATTTATCAACCTAATGGAAATAGTATTAATAATAATTCTAGTATTGCTAGTACTCCAAGATGACGATTAAACTATGTGGTTCTTTAGATTTGCAATTATTCTCTTAGAATTTTTATTTATTTTTTATTATACTGCAGTTGTTTTTCAACTGTTAGATGTATGGAAAATAACTAATCGTAAGATAACATGGAAGGCTATTATACCTTTCTATTACTTTATTAAGAGGTAGAAAATATATGGCGCCTCTATTTATAATTCTTGTAATCTGTTTATTGATATTATTAATAGATTGCTTTAAAAACAAAAGAAAACATTAATCACTTTATAAAATCATATGAATTTAAAAAAGATTATTGCTGTCTTCGTGGCAGTGTTCGCAGTTTTCTGCGTTGTGTTTCTCGGTAAGATTGGAGAGGATGTGAAGAACGAAACTATTGTGGTCAACCAGTACCCCCTTACGGGTAACATGGAGTATTGGACGACGCCTGGCTTCCACTGGCAGTGGTGGGGTAAGACGACGGTCTATTACAAGACTCAGCAGCTCTGGTTCGGATCTGACAACGATGCTGGTCAACAGATGGGAAGTCCTATTCCCGTGATCTTTAATGATGCGTCGGATGGTATGGTGTATGGTTCACTTCGAGTTAAACTCCCTACTGATCCTAAGTATCTAGCACGTATTCAGACGGATTATAACGGTATGGATAGGCTTATTAATGACCTCGTTCGGCCTACTGTTACCAAGGTTATTTATGCGTCTGGTCCTCTGATGTCTGCATTTGAATCTTATGCTGAAAAGAAGAACGACCTTATTGAGTATATCACTGACCAGCTCAATAATGGTGTATACAAAACTTCTGTAAAGCGAGTTGAGATTCTGGATGCAATTTCAGGAGATAAAAAGCTGGTTAATATTGCAACTCTTATCCCCGATTCTCTCTCTGCTGGTGGATACAAACGTAGTGAATCTTCGCCGTTTGCCTACTATGGTTTAGAGATCGGTCAGGTAGCAGTTTCTAAAATTGACTATTCTGAAACAGTTAAGAAGCAGATTGCTCAGCAACAGAAAGCAAACATGGATATCCAGACTGCAAAGGCGCAAGCCGCTGCTGCTCAACAGGATGCAATTAAGGCAGAGGAGCTTGGTAAAGCTGCTGCTATGACTGCAAAGTGGGAGCAGGAAAAAGTAAAAGCAGTCGAGGTAACTAAGGCTCAACAGGCTTATGAAGTAGCATCACTTGCTGCTAAAGAAGCTATGGAAAATGCAAAGAAAGTGAAGGCTGAAGGTGATGCAGAAGCATTCCGTCAGGCAGCATTAGTACGTGCAGGTCTTAGTCCTAAGGAAAAGGCAGAGATTGAGATGCAAACGAAGATTGGTGTAGCTGAAGCTTTATCGAAGCTGGAACTTCCTAAAATTGTTATGGCTGGTGGAAACACTAGTAATGGCAATGCTGCCATGGATGCGATGGGACTTAAGATGGTATCGGATCTTGTAGATAAGATGTCGAATTAAGTTCTTTAAGGCTAGGGAGGAGCCTACGGCAATCCTCCCAACAAACAGAAGTAGTTCAATGGTAGAACGTAACACTGATAAGGTTAAAATAGGGGTTCGATTCCTCTCTTCTGTTCTAATTTAACAGTATAATGTTTAAGAATATGTTAAAGTTTAGAGGTAAACAACTTGCAAGTGGTGCAGTTGTAAATGAAAGGATGTACTATTATGTTCTTGATGCACTTGATAGTAATAAAGACATAACTCTTACTTCTATTCTTGGAGTTGAAGTGAGTCGGTGTAACGATTTAACTAAAGAACAGTTAGAACAAGTTTTTGATTACTTAGTTGAAAAGGAATTAGAATAAAAATATCATTCATTAAATAAAAAGAAACGATGGCAAAAATGAACATGAAGGCTATTACGATGGCTTTCAAAGAAGTTCTTCTCGATGAGGAGGGAAATCCTGTAAAGGATAATGAAGGTAAAACTGTTTATGTACGTGTGTTCCGAAAGGTTCGCCACAATGCAGCATACTTTCCCCGCACTTATCGCCGTTAGGCAGAAAATCCTACCTGCTTCACCAAAGGTGTAGTCCCTGTAATAGAACGTTACAGTTTTCTCTATTAAATATATGGAAAAACCATATATAAGAGAAGGAACCCATACTAAAACTATGAAGTTCTAAAAGGACGATAAACATTGCCTACATCTCTTTGATCGGAGGTGTAGGCTCTATTTTTTACCTATTTTCAAACGAATTCGTTAGGAGAAAGCAGAGCCTCTAATGCTTACGCAATAAGTATTATGCAGAAAACGCGACTAAAACTTGATTCCACAAGTGTTGAATTTTGTTGATTAAACGATACCAGATAGAGTGGCTCATACCCACAAACCTGAATTAAACTACATGATCGTAAAGTGTAGATTCTCCTGTAGGCATACAGGCTGTTATTGTTTACCCATTGGAAGGCGTGGGAATAGGTAGAGTTAAGGAGGAAGGTTAGTCTACTGGTGTATAGTAGTATAGAGAACATGGCCCAGTACTAGGCTGAATAATAGCCCATGTTAGCACACCTTAACTTTTTAATTATTAAATTTCTATTAAGTTATGGAAGAAGATTTTGATGGAAATCAAATATTAGGAGTAGGACTATTAATAGTAGCTGCACTTGCAGCAATAATTCTAGCTCTAATGTAATCACATAAGTACTAAGCGAAAGCCGAGCGATGAGGTTCATCTTCCTAATACGCGTTAAAGCTCCCGAGAGGTATCAGAACTGAGAATCAGAGTATGTTAAGTCTCAAAACGAAGAACAGTACTTATTTTAGGGCCCTTAGCTCAATTGGTTAGAGCAACTGACTCATAATCAGTAGGTTATCAGTTCAAGTCTGGTAGGGCCCACTATATTAAAGTTATCTGAGGTAGAAGGAAAGTACCGCTCTGTACTGAACACGGACAGGTAGAAGGTGGAAGTGAATTCCTTAAATCTCTTAGGTGTTCAGCTGAGGTTTAAGAAGGTTCATGTGTAAGATAACTTTAATTTAAACTAGCTCGCCGTCTCACCTTTCATTGGAAAGATAGTGTACCGTATATTTAGTTCTAGTACATGAAGGAGACATACTTCGAGGATAATCTGGAGGTCGCGAACGAAAGATGAAAGTAAGATGTTAGATAGGGCCTGGTAATACAGGGGAACTGAGAGCGAGACTCAGGATGGACACAAAATTTTTAGTAAAATGATAACAAAAGAAGATATAATTCACTGGTTTGAAGCTCTCAAAAATAAATGTGATAAAGTAACAACAGGCAATTGTTCTCATGAAGTTAATTCGATTCGTTTCTTAGCATCTAATTGGGCGGATAAAATGAAGAAAGAGCAAGGAGAAACTATGTTTTATCATAATTTCATTGGTATATCTGAAGTTTGTGTTAAGATAACTTCTGGAAATCTTGCTCATCATATAGCAACGATTAAAAGAATGTGTACTCGAAATATAGAGTTCATTGAAAAGTATGGAATAGAAGAAATAAGTTAAGTATGAGTAGTTATTATCAAAAAATCAATACTCTCTATAAAAGAGATATGACAAAACCTAAGAAACCGATAATTCTTGGAGAATATTCGGAATCTGAGTTTGAAGTTCTTAAAGATCTTAAATGGGAAGCTACTGAAAAGATTGATGGAACTAATATGTCTTGTTGTTTTCATCCAGGTCTAAGAATGATTGAAATTCGAGGCAAAACTGAAAATGCAAGCATTCCCACTCACTTACATAAGCGAATGGAGGAATTGTTTCAGTTTGATCTCTTATATAAAGCTTTCGGAGTACAAACAGAAATAGGAGAAACTGTTTATCCTGAAAAAGTAGAAATCTTTGGAGAAGGGTATGGCCTAAAGATTCAGAAAGGTGGAAACTATATTAAAGATCATTGTGATTTCATTTTGTTTGATATAAGAATTCTTACATCTACAGGTGAATCTCTTTGGTTAACTCGAGAAGCATGTGAAGATATTGCTAAAAAGCTTAATCTTAAAATTGTTCCTTTAGTAGGTTATATGACTATTAAAGAAGCTGAGGATTTTGTAAAAGCAGGTTTCAAGTCTTTAATTGCAGAAAATAAAGACTATATTGCTGAGGGTCTTGTACTTAAAGCACCTTGTGGTCTATTAAATCGCAGAGGTAAGAGAATTATTACAAAGATTAAGTATTGCGATTATAAAGATCTTTAATATGAGAGCCCTCAACATTTTAGTACTATTAGCAATTGTATTGCTACTCTTTCTTTTAATAATTGTTTTAATAGGATATATAATGTTTAAAGCGTCTATTTGGTTAGGTGTTGGATATATTATGATTCTTATTGCAATTATTATATATCTTTTATACAAACAAATAGAAAAATACTAAACATATGACTGAAAAGAATAAAGTCTTTTTTGCAGCAGATGGTATTACTGCTACTTCTGCAAATCATCTCTGCAACATAGGTAAAGAATATGTTGCATCTGCTCACAGTCGTCTTGATAACATTCGATTTATCACTACAACTGTAGAAACATTAAGTGCAGACAACCGCATTACTCTCTCGCAAGGATTAAATTCTGCAGAAGTACTTTCTTTAAAAGAAGAGATCAGAAAAATTGCTGAAATTAACGCATTTATTGCATATATGCGAGAGGCAATCAAGGCAAAAGAAGCTGAACATCGTACTGTAAAAGAGCTTCTTTTTAAGGATTGGTGCGAGCAGGAAAGTATTACTCTTCCTGAATATCCTGCTAATCCTAAGTATCCTTCTTTTGAAGATATCTTAGGAGAGTTAGATATCAAGGAGCGTAATCGTTATTACACTCTTGGAGCAGAAGCTGCTATCATTGGTAAGCAGATTCATCCTCGTGGTGCTATTCATGAAGCACGTGAAAAGCTGTTTGATGCAATATCAAATCCTGCGTTAGTAGAAGATGATAAAGTTTATCGTCATGTTGCATCAGTAAAACAGGAAGAAGTTGAAGAACTTTACTTTGAGCTGCAAAAGCAACATCGTGCTGTTGAAGCAAGTCTCAATGCCATTAAAGGTTCTATTGATCAACGTGTTGCAGAAGAAACTGCAAAACTTGATACAGAAACTGCAGTTAAATTCAAGCAATATTCAAATGAAATAGAGCTTTTGAATAAGCAGTTTACAACCTGGAAAAATGAGGAAATAAGTAAAATTGGTAAACTTCGGATTATAATTCCGAATGAACTGAAAGATACTTATGATTTCTTAAGTTCTCTCTAATAGGTAGATAGATGCTATACTGTATTTTCATCAGTATACTCTATCTTTTACATAGGACTAAATCCTACAAGATATATTGTGTGTTATACGCGTGTTGCGGATAATACAAATATAGACAAACACTTGCTCTAGTAAAGTACATGTATGCTAAGCATTATTAGTATTGTACAAACTTGTGAAATACTTCAAATGTAAATATAATTGACTTTGTTTTTAGCTTTGAGAAGTATTTCGTCATGGTCATTGTTTTTACTTTTGCCTCTGTTAGGATTTAGTCCTATGACTATTTCTTTATATACCTGCTGACTCCTGCGGTATAGAAAATGGGTAGTTTTCCTTCGACTATATGTAAGGGTATGTAACTCAGTGATACTTAAGACTGAGGGAGTTAAAACTAATCTTAAAAGTTTGGTAGATTGGCTATTAGATCCCCACAAGAAATAGCCCTCCGCGATGTTCAGGCAACTTCACGCGTATCTGAAGTATCCCTATCGTCTTTCCTAGGACATTAAACAAGGATCTTGAGCCTATCGAGAATACGGGGCAATTCGGTCGGTTTTTTCATGTTAGGTTCCGCAGAAATAAAGAACATGCTATGTAGTTTCCATCGTGAAATAATAGCCGCGGTTAGTGTTTTCACACTAATCTCCGTTATAATTAGAGTAGGGATACTCTAGACTACAAGCTTGGAGTTCCACAAGTTTAAAAAAGAATCCTACTAGGGAGGTGATGGTTAATTCCTCCCTGCTCGGGGCTGCTAGGTATTTGATCCTAATGTCAAGTAATATCAATCGTGTCGAGTTTGATTCATACTCGTAAAACAGATTCAAACAATAAACGCAAATAACATTTTTTCGCGCATTATCAACAAGGTTGAGACGGCGCTGTTTGGCGACATTGAAGGAGTAGCTTTAATGGCTGCGTAAATCAATGGGAGGTTCGTCACTCTTAAACTGGCGAGAACAACACTTCCTTTCAAGGTTTGGCTTCGTTCCTTAAAAATGAGCTGGTGGATGGGTCACCTTCGGGTACCCCTATTGGGTAGTTCCAATTAAAACAAAACTAACACACGTAATAAGTTGATATTAGGAGAATTAGGAGACACGCGTTCGACTCAATGGGTCGCTTTGGAAGTAATTCCATCGATTAAACAGGATGAATTGCTGGAAGGCTAAGTCAGAAATGATATGCTAATCAGCAGCTAAGCTATAGACCATTCTATAGAAAGTTCAGAGACTACTGGAGGGAAAATGGGTTCCCTTAATAACCAGATTTAGCGTCCTGCTCCAGTGTTTTCACTGGATGATGATATAGTCCTATTTTTAACAGCATCAATTAAGCTGTCCTTAGAAATAAGGTTCCGATGGATTAGTCTATGACAATTAGGACATAAAGAAATAAGGTTTGAAATTTCATTTTTACCTCCTTGAGAAACTTCTATAATATGATGTATATCTCTTGGACCTTTATTTCAACCGCATAATTCACAAGGAATATATTCAAATATTTTGTAATAATATTTCATATCTTTTGTGTTGTCAACCTTTTGTTGAGCTCTATAATGTTTTTGTTTACAAGACAACGAACAATATTTAGCTGTAGCATGATATCCAATAAAGAGTTTACCACAATGTTTACAAATAAGTTCAAATTGTTTTGTTTTTTCTGCTTTTGCAGCACAAGATAATGAACAATATTTAGCATTTCCTCTGTTTATTTCTTTATTTTCTGCTAAAAAGACTTTTCCACAATAATTACATTTTTTCTCAGTTTTTGCCATAATTTTTGTTATTTTATAATTAAATTTTTTATTACAAATATAATAAAAATTATTCAATTGTGGAACTAAAATGTAACAAAATAAAAATAGCGCGTCAGCTCCACTATTTAATACTCAGCTACTTAGGTGGCTGAGTATTTTTTAAAATTGAAATTTATGAGTAGTAAATTAAAGATATTTCAATATCATAACGTACATCTATACAATCTAAAACAATATAGAATAGCTTTAGAAGTTGGAGTATATAATTCTAGAAAAGGTTTTCTAAGTGTATTAGGAAGTAATCAACGTTTAGTTTGGGAATTTAAAAAATGGTTACCTATACATAAAGAAGATTTTATTCCATATTCTATGAATTATCGATATGGGCATGTAATAGTATATAGTGATATGTGTATACAAATAGTTTATAGAATATGGGTAAGATAGTTCAAATTATAGATTCTCTCCATGATGAACGATTGTTATTTAGAATTTGTGAGGTCGTAGGAACTTACAATAATCCTTTTGCACCTTCAAGTGAACTTATAGTTGGAAGTAATAAATTTTTGTCTTGGGAATTTGATGAGTGGCTTCCAGAATTTAAGGATTTTGTTAACCTAGAGAAAAATCATTTAAGATATGGAAGAGTACTTGTTGCAGGGGATGAATATGAGATTACAAAATATCGTATATGGATAAAATAGTACAGATTAAATATGCACGTGGATTACAGTATGCGAAAAATAAGATATGCTTAATATTAGGTGTGGATGAGGATAGAACCGTTGTTTTAGCTCATACTTCTAGTTTAAATTGGAGAATTACTAAAGATTTATTACTTCATCTTGTTATTGAGTGTAATTTTACTTTTAGAGAATTACAAAAATTAAATCTTTTTAGCGGAAGGTATTTAGAGCCATGTGATACTATCTATCATATAAAATATCGTATATGGATAAGTTAACTTCTTATGACATTTGTACAAAATACGGATGTCTTTCTCGGATATTTACTTTAATTACATATTTTATTATGTTATTTGTAGTAATTTTATTACTTAATATTATATTATAATGAAAACTTCTGATTATACTATATATTCTATAGTAGCTATACTACTTTGGATTATATTACGTGCTGTGATTATAGCATTAATTCTTTATTTTTCTTGGAGTGCAATTATTCCTAATGTATTTCCTACAGAAGCAATTATTTATACTATTTCTCCAAGTCTTTGTTTTAAGATTGGATTACTTTTAAGTATTATTAAGAAATTATAATGTTAAGAAAACTTAGCATAATTTTCATTAGATTAGCTCCTGTACTTCTTGCAATTAAAATTTTAGTATTGCTACTAGCTGAATATTTTGTAGTTAGTTCTTTGTTGATTGGGTTGGTCAGTTCAATTACTGATCTTTTAATTGCAATTGGATTACTTATACTCTCACTAACATTTAAGTTTTGTATCTATCATAGACTGATAATATATTATGTCTTTGTAAGTTACATCAGTTATATTGTTAGTATATTATTTGGATTTTCATTAACAAATATAATATTCGTATCTTTATTTCTATGTCTAACTATTATTATTATATTTTTAGTAGTTTATACATATTTGAGATATGGAGATAGAAAACAATGATAAATTGGAAATGTAATTCTTGCGATGGAATTTACGAGTCATTAGATATTCGATTCACTAAGGCTTGTGATAACAATTGTTCTTTCTGCATTGAAAAATTTGGAATCAAGTCATTAGGAAAAACAGATGTAGCTGCCTTAGCTAAATCTGTTTTTGATAGTGATTTTAAAAATATACTTATAGTAGGTGGAGAACCTTTATTAGACTTACAGAAACTCTATCGATTTGTACATTTAGTTCGTTCATACACTAAAGTAAAGAAAATTTATGTTACAACTTCTTTACCCATAAGTATAGATATAAATCTTGATACTAAAAATCTGTTAATAGCTATTATAAAGTTAATTGATGGATTAAATGTATCACTTCAACATTATGATTCCAGAATCAATAATGTAGTATTACACGCTTCTTCAAAACATGATAGACTTGAAACTTTATTTATGTTAACGCACATAAATCCTGAAATTCGGAATAAAATTCGCGTTAATCTTAATTTAGTTCAAGGATATATTGATAATAAAATAGAAGTTCTTAAAGCAATAAGATTATTATCAAATGTATATCATGTTAAAACAATCAAGCTAAACGAATTACAAAATAGTGATAAGTATGTATCTTTTGAAAATATATTCCCAGATTGTGAGTTATCATCTCCTTATGCTCATGGCTGTCAAACAGATATTACACATTATTTTGATTCTTTAAGTTTAATGCACGATATACAAATTCTCCTTAAAAGAAGTTGTTTTCTTGTTGAACCCTCTAAAACAGCTACTTTTTCTGATTTAGTTAAAGTAGTTGGTAAACGAATTAAGAATGAAAAACATAAGTTTGGAGTTCTATATGAGAATGGAAAATTAGAAAGTCATTGGTTAACAAATGAAGAAATTAATAACAAAACTCGCTAGAGCAATCTCTCGGAGTAGAGGCTGTCATGAAATCGAGACAGGTTGTCACTAAGTAACAATATACTCTCGTCGTTCAAGGCATAGGACGCAAAACTACGGATTTTGTAATAGAGGTTGGATTCCTCTCGAGAGTGCAGACGTTCAATTTTTACACACTATGCATTATAAACTTGTAATTTTCGAAAATCACACTAAATCTACTAGCTTAGACATCACTCCTGAACAAGCTAGACAAATCTTAGGAGTAACAGACTATACTCCTGAACAGTATGAAATACTGGCAGAAATAACCAATCGTCCTGCATCCTACTTTATGGATGATTTAGTCGATTATTATGTAGACTTCTAATAAAAATATGGATCTTAAAGAACATATTGTAGGAGAAGTTGAAGGATATCCTGTAATCTACATTGAAGAAAAAGATACAATTTTCTGTAAGAACACTGCTGTAAAATATTCTTTATTAAAAAGATTATATGATAGTCCTTTCTCAAGAGAAAAAATTGAGGAAAAATCTCTTACTATAACAAAAGAAGAACATTTTGTTACATTTGGTTGTTTAACTACAACTAAAGAATATTGTCAAACTGTAATAAAAAATATAAATAAAATTAAAAATGGGAAATCCTGTAGGAGTTAAAAGCGTAATGCGAAGTACTGTTTCTAAGTATGAGCAGGAGCAAAAAGAGAAATTTATTCAGGTAATGTCTGATCCTCGTATGCGTTATTCGGACGCTTTAAATTTTGTTGAAAACGAGATTAAGCAGTCGAAGCGTATGGGTACATTCAATCATAAGATCTTGTGTTTTATGAATGATGGAGTTTATCAGCTGAATCGTGCAATCCAGGAAGTTTTTGGAATTGTGTCAGCAGCTAAAAACGATAACCCTTCAGGAGGTGATGATACTGTTAATACGATTGAAGTTATCCTTGCTGATGGACGTCGTGTTAAAGTTCCGTATGGAGATATTGAACTTGCAGATTTAGGAGAAGGAAGTGTTATTTCTATCTCTTACAATGGTAACGATCACCATCTCTATATCAAAGGTAAGTGTCAGTTCAGGTTTACTACTCTGATGGATGACATTATCGATCGGACAAAAGAACTTCTTGCAACTGATTCTATTTATAAGAGTCAGGCATTAGAGATCTCTGATCTCAACAATCCTCTTGTCATGGATCTGTCAAATATTGACCGTGAAATGATGGTTCTTTCTGAAGATACAGCTCTCGGATTACGTCCTCTTAAATCTCGTATCAAGTATCCTGAGAAGTGTACTGAACGAGGAATTCCTCTGAAGTATGGTGCACTGTTTGAAGGTCCTTATGGAACTGGCAAAACTCTGCTTGCTTTTAAGCTTATTCAGGAAGCTATTCAGAATAATTGGGTAAGTGTATATCTGAAAGATCCTACATTACTTGCTGAGACTATTCGTCTTTGTAAAGTAATCGACGGAACTGGGCATGGAGTTGTTATCTTTGTTGAGGATATCGATCAGGTAACTCGTGGTAAACGAGATGCTGCTATGCAGGATATTCTTAATACTCTTGATGGTGGTGATACTAAGGGTATGAATGTAATTACTCTGTTTACTACTAATCATCTTGAGCTTATTGAGCCGACTTTTCTGCGTGGTAAGCGTATTGGCAAAGTTATCTCTTTAGGTGCTTTAGATGAAGCTACTGCTAAAGAGTTCATTGAGCGTTCTTTTGTAGGAGATTATACTCTTCAGGGAGATTTCTCTGCAGTATGTAAGCAGATCCGAGATTCGAATATTGCGCCTGCATTCATGGCTGAGATTGTAGAATCTGTAAAGAGTGATATGATCTTTATGGATGATACTAAGGTTGTATTACCTCAGTATATCAAAGTAGCAGTTGAATCTTATCTGCGTCAAGTAGGTCTTGCTCAGAAGAAAGATATGACTGAAACTCCTGAAGTTAAATTTGCTGAATCGATTCGCGAAATTACTGGTATTGATCGCGTTGAGAAGAAAGTAGATGAACTTATTGAAATGCAAGACTAAGTGCTATGGAGAGCATATGCTCTCCTATGACACCTTTATTCTACCTTCACGTGGTGGTGTTGTAAGTAGATAGATATCGAAACCAAAGAATAAATAAAATGTAAATTATTTTAAAACAACTATGATAGTACAGTATTTTGACGTAATTCACTGTAAAACTCAGGAACAGGTAACGGCAGTAATTAACAAACTTCATTCTGAACAAGGACTTACTTGGATGCACGATGATGAAAATCCTCTTATCGAAAATCCTGCAGATTTTGAAATAGAACAGAAGTTCTTTAAAAATATTAATGAAGAAGAAAAGGAGGAGTTTTATATTGTAACAGTGAAATTTCCTGAATTAGATAAGTGTATTGTTCACATATCTCGAAAGGAACATAATACAGAAACAATGCGAGCTGCTCTTGCAGAAACTGATGAGGAAGAAAGTTCTGCAGAAACTGTTTTCTATGAAGCTGAAGAATTTCTTGGGAGTTTTATAGGAAGCGATCTCTTTGGAGTATTTTCTATAGACTACGAAGTCTATGATACTGAAGATAATCATATCTGTAGTATTAAGAATAAAAAGGAACTTTCTGAAATTTATAATAAAGCTATAGAAGAAGGAACTACATTTGTTGTCTACGTCGGTAGTGAAAAAGTAGAAATCAATTCTGAGCATAATATTGATTATTATGATGAAAAAATTGCATTCTAATCGAGAATACTGAAATCAATTAAAGGAAAATGATAAAGTATTAGTAAAATCTAAAGACTGGTATGATAAAAATGCCGTTGAAGAACTTACAGGTTTAAATGTTCCTATAGGTCCCAAATTTATTCCAGCAATGACTGAAGACTGTAATAAATTCTTGACAGTTTCTAATATTATAGGTTGGAATAGTGAAAAAGACTTACGCTTTGAAATTAAACATAACTGGTATACATACTCAAGTCTTTTTGTTCATAAGCTAATTATTCGTAACTATAGAATTTTATTGTAATAATTTTTTAAAAATAAGTGTATAAGTATTTGGATATATTAATTTTTGTCCTTATATTTGTACACTTTTCTGATGAATTCATCAATTAAATTTGGTAACACGAATATTTTGTATTATATTTGTAGTACGATTTAAGAGATGATTTGAGCTTGCCAGTTGGTGTACTTGGTTTGTGCACGTCGCGCTTTGAACGCGAAGGTTAAAGTTCGAATCTTTAACTGGCAACTAGTATAAATATGAGTAAATATCTTTGAGATAAAGAAAAATTACAAAAAGCTATAACAGAAGGCATATCTTACAGTGATGTCTTAAGGAGAATGAACATTCCGACTGCTGGAAACAATCAATCCACTTTAAAACGTAAAATTAAAGAGTTTAATTTAGATATTTCTCATTTTACTTTTAGAAGAGAAAAGAAAAATGAATCTAAACAGATTCCTATAGATGATTATCTAAACAATAAAAAGTTCATTAAAACTTCTGATCTAAAAGAAAAATTGATAAAAGCAGGATTAAAATTGAGCAAATGTGAAAAATGCGGAATTAGTGAGTGACAAGGGGCTCCTTTAGTAATTCAGCTACATCACATTAATGGTAATTCTAAAGATAATAATTTAAATAATCTTCAGCTATTATGTCCTAATTGTCATAGTCAAACTGATAATTATTGTGGCAATAGTAATAAGCAACCTAAACAAAAATATTACTGTCCAGATTGTGGTAGAGAAATACATAGAAGATCTACTCGATGTTTATCTTGTGCTTCTAAATTTCGAGGACAAACCAAGTTTAATCTTTCAAAAGAAGAACTACAGGGTTTATTAGAACAAGGTTATAGTCGAACTCAGATTGGTAAAAATTTAGGAGTTACTGAAGCATGTATACGTAAGTGAATTAAAAAATACAATATATAGTTTTAAATATATGAAAGAGTGGTGGTATAAAATTAAGAATTTCTTTAGAAATCTCTATATTTATAGAAAAATATTAACAACGGATTATCAATTTGATTATGGATATCTTCTTGATTTAGAAAAGTTTAAGTTACAGTTAATGCTTAAATCTTTTAAAGATGTATCTCATGTAGATCATACTAGTAATATTCGTTGGATATCTATATGTATTAAACTTATTGATATTATTCAAGAAGAAGATTCTGCTCTAGAAGTTGTTGAAATGGAAATGAGTAAACCTCAGTTCAAACTTGTTAAATATGTAAATATTAACAATGCATTTCGATTCGGAATTGAATATCTTGATCGATATGATGGTCTTCAAGTATATCGAAAAGAATTATTAAGACAGCAAAAAGCACTTTATTTATATAATAAAATTAGATATAATTATATGTTAGAGTGGTGGGATTAACTTTAAATATATGAGATATATAAAATGTTTTGCTAAGCATCAATTATTAAAAGGAGATAAAATAGTAATTGCAAGTAAAGAAGTTTTGAGAGATAATAAAACAGTACATCCTTTTGTAGACGATGAAATGCTAAAATATGCAGATCAAGTTCATACTTTAAAATCTGAACCTAAAGATGTAGTTTATCTTACAAATACTCAAAACTGGGTATGGGTCCAACCTTTTTCAGAAATTTAATTATTCGCAATTATAGACTTCTATTAGAAAATTAATTATTCAAGATTTTTAAATGTTTGAATTAAAAAAGATTTATCTTCTTAGTAAGAAAAAATATATACAAGTATGTAAGGAAGGGAATATTTGTTTCTCTAAGAAGCGATTACCTTGTTGTTTTCAATATAGTTCAGATTGTTCTTTTTATCCTTGTCCAAGTAGAGTATATACGTATTAAATATAGAATAACTTTATAAATAATGGTCTTATAGGGTAGTGGTTATCCTTCCAGCTTGTCACGCTGGAGACACGAGTTCGATTCTCGTTAGGACCGCAAAAATTAAATAAAATAATGGCTCCTTAGTTCATTCGGTAGAATATGGGCTTTGTAACCCCAAGAGAACGGATCGTAACCGTTAGGAGCCTCTATTATTGGGGGGGGGTATGTAAATACTCTCTCACAATATTAACTTTTTAAAACTATTAAACATGTTTAATTCAAAAGGTACAACATCTGTAGATCTGTCGAAGAAAGTAGACAGCGTTTTAAATGCTTTTAAAACAGCAATTGATGGACTTAATACAGTTAATACTCAGGCAAAAGCTGGTATTGCTGCTAAAGAAGAGGAAATCAAAGCTGCTCAAACTGAGAAAGAAGCACTTGAAGCAATCTGCAAAAAGAATGAAAGTGTTCTTGCAAAATTAACTGCTATCCTTGAATAAAGGATAGTTTTCGAGTATGGGGTGTGGAAGTAGCACGAGAAATTTGGGATTTCTAGGGGATTGAGCGTTACAATCATACTCGACTAATAATTAACTATATTTATGGAAGATTTTATTGATAATTCTAATCCATTCTGTATTCAAATTGTAAAAGGGTATATAGTACAAACAACTCCTTCAGACAGCGAATCTTGTTTAGATCCTGATTGGTTTGGTAATTGTTGTATATGTGCTAGGCAAAGTGTTGAAGATAATCCAAAAATAAGGTGTTGTTTTACTTGTGATAATCATTCGGAGTATAGTGATTATACAATACAAACTCAAATTAAATACAGAGTTTATGTAAATAGCAAATAGAGAGTTAGCCAAGTGGTTCACGGCACCTGACTTACATTCAGGAGATCGAGAGTTCGACTCTCTCACTCTCTACTAATAATTAACATATATAAGATGATAACATTAGATCATGTAAATAAAAATTCTGGAAACTTTCTTCCAACACTTTGGTTAGTAGATAAATATAAACAATATCCAAATTGTGTATCAGTAATCTGTAACCTTGAACAAAAGAAGTTAAATGAAAATAAGTTCTTAAAGAAGTTTAAAGAAAAGTTTACTAACTTTTGTATATGGGAAGATAATGTAATTGGAGTCAAATCTGAAGTTTCTGAAGAGGTACTTGAAGAATTAGATCGTCCATTTTATGTAAGTCGACCTACTGCCTTGCAATTTAGTGGAATTTGTGAAGAGTATAGATGCGCTTTAAATTATTATTCTTCTAGAATGTTAATTTATTTTTGCGATAAAGCTCTTATAGGTAATTTTATAGAGGATATTAAATCTTTATTTGAAGAATGTTCAGAAAAAGTAGTTTCTACAACAAAAGTTAATTTAATTACTTTTGATGGCCAGGATTATGGTTTAACAGAATGTAAGATTAGAGATGTTAACGTTGATCTTGATAAACATTATAATGATGATTTCAAACCTATTTATAAAGATATTTCTGACTTCTTAAATAGCCCAAAATCTGGTTTAGTTATTCTTCATGGAACTCAAGGTACTGGTAAGACTTATATGATTCGTCATTTAGTTAATAATTTTGATAAGCAATTTATTATTATTAATAACTCTATGATGAATAGCTTATCTGATCCCGTATTCTTAAACTTTATTCTTGATCATAAGAATTCAGTAATTATTCTTGAGGATTGCGAACAGCTTCTTAAAGATCGTTCTGAAAATATATTTACAAATGGTATTAGTAATATTCTTAATATGACTGATGGTATTTATTCAGATATTTTAAATATTAAGTTTATTGCTACATTTAATAGTCTTGATACAAGTATTGATAAAGCATTGATGCGAAAGGGTCGACTTGCTGCAAAATACAAGTTTGATGAACTCTCTTTAGAGAAGACTAATAGAATACTTAAAGAATTAGGCAAACCTGAAGCAAGTAAGGGCATGACTCTTGCAGATATTTATAATCTTGATGTTCAGTCTTATGAACATAAGACTAGACGTAAAATTGGATTCTAATGATGTTTTGGATATTTATTTATTGGTTACTTTGTGCATTTATTGTTATTGGAACAGATGATGGAGAACCATGGACTGTTGGAGATAAATGGTACATAGTATTTGCAGGATTTTATGTTCCTATAATAATTGGCCTATTTATAGGTAGTTACATTAAAGAAACTGGATTTTTTGATAAAAAACATCCATGGGAACATTAATCTATATGTTGTCCGTAGCTTAGTTGATTAAAGCGCAAGTTTGTGGCACTTGAGATCGGGAGTTTGAATCTCCTCGGACACCTAAAAGTATTCTTTAAACATACGAATCTGGACAAATGGTTAGACCTTATCTTATAAACCCCAAACTATAAGAATTAAGAAGTATTTCTCTCGAAATTAGGTAGATCCAGCTTCCTAGAGAGATAGAAGAATACTTACGATGGGAGCTTAGCTCAGCTGGTTAGAGTACTTGACTGATATTCAAGAGGTCCTAGGTTCGATTCCTAGAGCTCCTACTAAAAAGAAAGTTATGAAAGAATATAAAATTTGGAAATTTAATAAATCTGGATATTTACAAACAGTAACTGTTAGTCTTGAAGAGGAATATCCTTGTAAACAAAAAAGATGTGGATATTCTTGTTTAGGAGATAAAACAGAACATGTATGTTTTGTTAAAGCAAATCTCTCTTTTGAAGAACGTGAAAATTTAAAATGTACAGCTTCAAGGAACAAAGAACATAAAAACTTTATACATATTAGACTTTTACATAGAATTTTTATAGATGAATAATTATAAAGAGGAGTGTAATCCTTAGGCAGAGCTTATAATATAATCGGTTAGTATCCTACACTTTTAATGTAGTTATCAGGGTTCGAGTCCCTGTAGGCTCACACAATTTTTAAGTCAGAATTACAAATGATAAAACGTTTTGAAAATAAGTATATACAATCTATAAGAAGAGGTTATTTATGTCATATTACCCCTAATAAAAAATGTTATGGATTTGAATATCATCATAATTCAAATGGATGTGAGATTTTTAATGAGAAATTTGGAGGATGTAGTAACAGACGTTATAATATGATTAAATATAGGATCTATGCAGATTAAATATTTTCCTGAAATAAAGTGTTGTATACAAGCAGTTAGATCTCTAAAACGAAACTATTGTAGTAATAATCAATGCTATAAGTCAACCGATTATTGTATTTTGTTTTTACCTGCTTTCAATAAAAGTTGTCTTAAATATTATTTTTGGAGAGTTTCTTATCGTGTATTCTTAGAAGCTTCTTATGATAGAATATAAAATATAATTGGAATGTGGCTGAGTGGTTGAAGCACCAAACTGTTAATTTGGGTTACGTGGGTTCGAGCCCCACCGTTCCAGCTAATATTAAACTTATGCAACAGATAAATACTTATGCAGAGCTTAGAGAGCTTAAACTAAACAAGTTATTTAAACATCCAAATTATAATATATATCAAGTTATTAAAAATAGAAATAAAGGATTTTGTAAGGGTGGAACTAGTAGCATTAACCAATGCAGTTTTATGTATCGTACTAGTCCTACGTTTTGTTATACTGTATGTACACAAGGAAAACAATATTTTTGGTATATAAAAATTAAATATAGAATTATACTAGATGATAAATAATTTGCTACAAATTTATTAACTTTTTGTGTTAAAATACGGAGGATTGAGCCAAGTTGGACTAATGGCAGCACTCTTGAAAAGTGTAGGTCGCTTAAAACGGCGTGGGGGTTCGAGTCCCTCATCCTCCGCTAATATTTTGAAACTATGAGAATAGTAGAAAATTTTACAGAACTTAACAAAATCAAGTTAAATCAACTATTTAAATATATAAATAACTATATATTCCAGGCTATTCGAAGTAAAAAACATTTCTATTGTTTTGATAATAAGAAGAATATTGGATGTAATTTATATAAGATTGGTCGTGAATGTGGCTTAGTTTGTATAAAATCTAAAGAAGAAAATTTCTGGTATATAAGAATCATATATAGAATTAGACTAGATGAGTAGAGATATTGTATTAGAATATTGGAAAATAATTAGATATAAAACTTTAATTATTCAATGTGTACCTGAAGGAACACCTATAAAAAGATTTTGTTATGAATCTTCTGTTGGAAAGCCATGTGCTTTTACAGGAAAGGCTTGTAGTGATTTTAAATGTATAGATAGAGCAGATGGTCTTCGAGTTAGGTATATTAAAATAGATCATAGAGTTTATGTCAGCAAAACATAGAGTTTCTCAAATAATTCTATTATTTGGTTATAGATATCGATTACATCAGGTTATTCTAGGTATACAAGGAGAATCATCGTGTTATATGAGTGTTATTAAAGGTAAATCTTGTATATTTCGTGAGTATAATAGAATAAATGGTAAGACATGTTGTGTCGATATTGCATGTACTCCTTTAGAACGAAAAGATGATATTAGAGTACGTTATATTAAATTAGACTATCGAATTTATTTGTTTAAATAAGCACTCTTGATGTAACTGGTAACATGACAGTCTCCAAAACTGTTCTTTGGGGTTCGAATCCTTAAGAGTGTGCTTATATATAATTAGGGCTGTTAGTATAGTGGCTATTACATCTGGTTTGCAACCAGAAAACAGGGTTTCGATTACCCTACGGTCCACAATCTTCTGTAGATTAGGATTCTATACAGAAAGAGTACTGTAATCTGTTAAGAGCTTATAAATCAGACGTTAAAGAAAAAAGTTTTCGGGGCTGAAGAGCCCTGCTATGAATCTAATCCTAGTAGAAATACTAGGATTTTTGGAACTGCGGTGTGCTAGGTGCGCTCGCTGGACTGAAAATCCAGAGGTAAATGTTCGACTCATTTCAGTTCCGCACTATCGTCTTCCTTATTAAGTTTGGTAACACGTGCGCTGCCTGTAAATCTTAATAATAGATATGCTTAGTACTTATTTTTATTAGTGGATGTATTAGCTCAGCGGTAGAGCTCTGGCAGGGAGTGCCAGAAGTCATAGGTTCGAATCCTATATGCATCCCTTAAATCAAAAAAAATTATGATTATACCTCCAAAATTTTTAATATTAAAAGCTATTCCACTATATAATGAAGGAGATGTATCTGCTCCACATATAGTAATAAATTATCTTACAAGAAATATATTTTTTATTCTTTTAAAATTTTCTCCAAATAAAAAATTAATGAAAATTAAAGAAATAAAAGATAGGATTTTTATTAAAAGTCTTGATCATAAGATGACTATGGGTCTTATGGAAGCAAAAAAAATTGTAGATGACTTAACTATACAATATGATATGAATAATATCTATAGAATACGATTGGTAGAATAGCCAAGTTGATAAGGCAGTGGTCTGCAACACCACGATCGCAGGTTTGAATCCTGCTTCTACCTCTAAGCGAGTTGGAGAAGATGGTTACCTCGAGAGTTTCATAAGCTCTAGACCTCGGTTCAAATCCGAGACTCGCTACACAAAATTTTAAAGTTATGAGAAATATATTTAACGTACTTATATGGAATTTTAATACACAAACAATAGAAGAATATAATGTTATTCCATATTTTGTAAGAGAATGGAAAGAAGAAAAAGATAAATCTAAATTTAAGTCTTTTGATGATATTAAAGAATTTGTTAGAAGTAAATCTTTATATCAATTCTGGTCTCGATGTGAATATGAAATGATTGTTAAAGGATGGCCTGTAACTAAAAGAGAAATTAAATTAGATGTACATGAACAAATCATGATGAATCTTGATTTAGTTACACAAGTTTTTATAAATACTATTGGATGGAAAGTAAAGTAAAGGATATTTTGTTACTTTTAGAACAAAATGGATGATCTGATCTTATCGATAGTCGATGGGAACAACAGGTTAGAGAGGAAATATTAACAGCTTATCCTGATATTGATATAGATACTTTAGATAAGGTATTAGAAATTGTATTAATTTAATTAGGATTACAAGTGAAAATAATTGTAAGTCCAGTTGACTATAATCACGATGAAACTGCAATTATATTTTACTGTAGAGCAAAAGATCGTGAGGATTATATGCGAGTATATGGTATTTTTGATACAGAACAATTTGAAATTATTGAATCAAGAATTACTGATATAACTATTTTTAGAAAAATGGTTGAAAAACTTAACGATTTTGGATTTGAAAATGAAAAATATAAAGAAAATAATCCTAATTTTGATATTAATATTGTTAAGCTCATGTGCAACAACAAAGTTTAACTTAATGGTTGGTCCTACAGGTGAGGAACAGAAAACATATATAGAAAATATAAAACAGTATAAATAATGATAATTATTATTTTCATTTTATTTTATTTACTTCCTATATTTTTAATTCATATCGTTGGATTATATTTTTGGAAGAAGCGCACTGATTGTGGGAAAACAATAGGAGATATGT